AGGCCAGCATTAAACATCTGCTGAGCCATGGCACACCACGAGACGATCTCATTCACTTGCTGCCTGTTCTGCGGCACATCACTGGAACAATAAATCGGTGTAACCAACTCACCGTACCAGTAATCCGCTCCACATGACTCTCGAAACCTCCCGGTTACGAAAGTCTTGTTGTGGTTCACCTTACAATTGTACTTTTGTAGGTGTTCGAGAACAGATTCCGCATATGCCAAGGGGACCACTATATCGTCCCCATAGACATGGACCTTTCCAAACGTCGATTTGACATTTTTGAAGGTCACTGGAAGTCCGTCTTTCTGTAAACAGGCGACTACACATATAGTGTAGAAGTACATCGCCTCCACAGGAAAACAGAGAGCACTTCCCATAGACGCAAATTTTCCCAAGGGGCCAACAAGGCGCCCATCGGGGAGGGATGCGTGGGTCGATCGACAAGCGTCGATAGAATCATGAAGATCACGATTCGATCGAAACATTCTCAGAGCCAGCGTTCGAGGAACTCGATCACTAGCGTCTGATAGATCAATCGTTACTAATTGACCATCAAGCGACCCGGCCATAGCGAGAGACTGATTGATACTCTGGTCACGGAAATTAATCCGGCCAGAAAAATCATCGTCTGATTCCAAGAGGCGATAAATCGCACTCCGGATCCCTTGTTGTGCATATTGCATACACAATGGCTCTTCTGCTATAACCCTGGGTGATTTCAAGGTTTTCGGAACAAGAACTACCTTAACAGGTCGTTCTTCTTCTGGAGACAAGAACGTTAAGCGCTGGAGCTCCCGCTCCGATTCCTCCGTAACAATGTTACAAGAAGAGGAAGCGGGGAAATAAGGCTCCAAACGTTCAGTCCATTCCCGATGAACGAATTTGCCATTACCGGAAATTCGATCCGCGGTAGCTCCGGGACCATGTCTGGGAATAAGATCCTGCACGTGTATACGATGCATGATATTATCCCACAGGCACGAAGACACCAGGTCGAAAGATCTGATATCTTCTTCGGAGATCGAAAGGGTCTTGAAATCGTCCTCAATTTGGACAAAGTTGTTGATCGCCGAACACTGCCGCTTGGTAGTGCACGGTAACTCCAGTTTTTTTGAAGAGAAGGCATATCTGCCTAACAGCTCCAATAACAACTGAAGCGCAATTAGCGTCAAGAACATTTTGTTCATATATTCTTCCAGTCTCTAAGTCAAAAATTCGAGTGAGCATACCCTTCAAAAAGACAGGGATTGCTCGATGCTTCCGAAACATTCTGAAGTGTCCCGGCTCGATCCTGCCATTTGCGAGACTTCTTTCGAAGTCCCTGCAATACGCGGGAAGGGTTATCGTTAAAAATGACAGCCCTTCACTTTTGACTCGTGACCGTATTGCTTTTAGGTCACGTAAATCAGAGACATCAGCGGTGCATCGTGCTGTGCAGTCTTTATAGACCAAACAGCACAACTTCAGAAGATCACTTACGTTGCTTTTCATTGTTCCTACCTTTCGGGAGGTAACAATCAAGCCTCGGCTGTGATCCATCTCCGACGAATCAATCGTTCAGGGGGTAAAGCTGTCATTTACTTTCAGCATTACCAAGACTGCCCTTCGAAGAAGTTCCACTCTTAGGTGGAGCAACCCCTTCAGAGATTAAAGTCGCAGTACCAAGTGCTGCGTCAATTTGTCTCTGAAGAGAAGTTGCCTTCCGAGAAGGTGGAAGGACTGAAGCAGCTAATTTTGCTGTCTCCAGAACTTTCAACAGTTTAGAGAATTTACTCACTGTATAGTCTCCTTTCTACCGGATAGCCAGCCGTTTTACGACTGACGTCCGAATAGTTTGTCCTGATTAGCAGCTAAGCCATGCCAGGTATTAAAACCGGCAAGCTGATCTTTCACTTCCGTGACCGAGAAGCCCACTTCTGGGCGTTCAGAGACAGCGTAAGTAGAAAGAATTTCGTAGTCATTGACCGCAGTTAGCGGATCAGCGACTATCTTCTTGAAATCCAAACGCGCGACAGAACGGATCTTTCCGTCACCTGTACGCGTGTGAGAGATTGTCAAGGTGTAAACCCCATCATCGGTGCCATACACGGAAGTAATCGTTCGATTATTTGACGTGGATGACAGTCGATTCAAGGTTTTAGCAACAGCTGCAATTGTGATTGTAATCGGATCTGAAAAAGCCAAGGTTGACCTCCAAAGTTAGTAGAGTAGGTTAACCACAAATCAGAACGCTGGTACTCAAGTCCATGCGCTCCTGAAGCATTGTGGCCGAGTAGTAGCCGGACTTAACGGAATTTTTGAATTCCAAGTGCAGCTACTATAGATAATTGAACCCCAGATAAGCCATTGGGGTCCAGGCCAAATCCGAATGGAGTGCCTGCATGATCGCGTTGCTTCGAAGTCAGCTTTCTAGACCACGAGAACGCTCG